TGCGCGCCACGCGGGACATGGCCATCTACAACGCCTTCAAGTCCGCGGTGGCGGCGCGAGGCGCCGTGCTGCGCGGCGAGGCGGTACCCACCGAACCCCCGCCAGATGACGGCAAGACCATCGACGAGCCGCCCCGCGACCCGTCCGACGACGGCTTCGGCCGCGATGACCAAGGAGGTATCCAGGAATGAACCGCTACATCCTCTCCCCCCATGAGCAGGGCAGCGACGGCTGGCTGCCGGACCGCTGCGGCCGCGTCACCGGGTCGCGCGCCGCCGACATGCTGGCGATGACGGCCAAGAAGGAATGGTCGACCAAGCGCGCCGACTACAAGTTCGAGCTGGCCATCGAAGTACTGACGGGCATGCCCCAAGGCAGCGATTACACCAGCAAGGAAATGCAGTGGGGCATCGATCAGGAGCCGTTCGCCCGCATGGCCTACGAAGAAGCGTCCGGCAATGTCGCCATCGAAAGCGGCTTCATGTACCTGCCCGACGTGGCGGCCGGATGCAGCGTTGACGGCCTGTTCGTGGAAGACGGCCGGCGCGGCGTGCTCGAGACGAAGTGCCCGAAAAGCACCACGCACATCCGCTATCTGGAAGCGGGCACGCTGCCGGACCAATATCGCCCGCAGTGCCTGCACAACGTCTGGGTCACCGGTGCGGAGTTCGCCGACTTCGTGTCGTTCGATCCACGGTTCCCGGAAGAGCTGCAGCTGTTCGTCTGCCGCTTCATCCCAACCGCCAAAGAGCTGGCCGACCACGAAAAGGCCGTTCTCCAGTTTCTGGCCGAGCGCGATGAGCTGGTTGTTCAGCTGAAGCGCCTGGCCGCCTGATCTCCCTGGGCGGCGCCCGCCCTATTACCCACGTAGCACCACTTGGAGCCCTGCCCCATGTTCTCCCTGCAAGAGCAAACCGCGATCCTCGCGCACCTGAATGTGCGCACCGAGCGCCACGGCGACGAGCCGGCCGGCGGCGCCGACCTGAAGATCAGCTTCACGACCGGCAACGGCATCCTGTCGGAGTTCCATCCGCGGCTGCGCCATGGCCTCTACAAGGCCGAGGAAGCGCCGAACCAGGCCGAAATGGCCGTCGGCGAAGCATTGACCGAACGGATCTACGCCGACCTGATCGACCGCGTGCGCCTCAAGCACGACCTAAAGGGCGCCAAGGTGCTCATCGGCTTCGGCCTGGGCGGTTCGTCCGACATCCAGATGGACCCTGTAGACGTCGACGGTTTCCAGGCGGAACTGCACGAAGGCGGCAGCGTGACGCTCACGTTCCGCGTGAAGTGCCACCCCACGGGCGAGCAGGTGAAGAAGCTGCACGAGGTGCTGGGCAACGAAATCACCATCAGCGTGACGCCGGCGATCGAAAAGCAGGGCGCGCTGGGCCTGAACCTGGAGCCGGAAGCGGCGTAACGATTCCCCCCAACGCAGTACCCCATAGGAGCAGTGATGGAAAACCAGCACCAGAAGATCAAGGGCTATCGCGATCTGTCGCAGGCCGAAATCGACGCCATGAACGAAGCCAAGGCACTGGCCGAGCAATGCGGCGCGCTCGTGCAGAAGTTGCGCGCCCCTGTAGCCGATGAGCGGGCGCCCCACATCAAGGCGCTACAGGATCTACGCCTGGGCGTAGAAATGGACCAGCACTGCATGGAGGACGGCGATGCGAAGCTCGCAGCCCTTGACGCCGCCATCACTGCCTTACGCTGGTCAGCCGGCGCGTTGCAAGCGCTCAATATCGAAGCTGACAAGATCACGCTGGATGGTGAAACGCGCACCGTTGGCGATATTCTGGACCACGCCGATCGGGCCCTGGCAAGCGCCCCTGTAGCCGGGGAGGCGCAGCCGGTTATTCACCAGCACGGCTTCGCGGCCGACAACCAGAGACTGCGGGCTATCAACGAATCGCTGGACAAGCAACTCGAAGAGGTAATGACCGAGCGCGACGAGTACCACGACATGGCCGACAAGCTGGCGAACGCCATTGCTCACCATCTGCTGGTGGAAATCGGCGAACACAGCAGCAGCAATTGCCCCTGGATGCGTGCGCTGGATGCCATCGAGAATGCCGCGCCCCAGGCCAGCGCCTATGGACATAAGCCTGAGCCTCTGGACACAAGCCCTGGACATAGCGCGCCCCAGGCCCCTGCTGGATGGCGTTGGACGCTGCACCCGGCAGGGCTGCATCCTGATGTGTACGCGGCAGCGGCGGCCCGGGACAGCGCCGAGGACGTGCGCAATGCGGCACTGGAGGAAGCGGCGCAGGTGCTTGATCGTCTGCATTATGAGAATCGACGGTACCACACCAAATTCCGTCAGGCGGCGAACGCCGTCCGCACCCTCAAGTCCACCCCCGCGCCCACGGCGGCAGAGGACAGCCAGGCCAGCGAGGCGGTGCGTGATGCCGATATACCGGCATCGCTCGCTCAACTGGTAGCCGCCGTCAAGGGCATGACCAAGCTGTATCCGCACGTCTGGGACCGCACTGACGGCGGTCTGGTGGTGTTCCCCGAGAACGTCGCCCGGTTTGACGCCGCGTTTGACGCACTGCGAATTGCCGTTGGCGAAGCGGCCGACGATGACGAAACCGCTGTCCTGGCCGCGCGCAAGGAGGGGGACGGCAATGCGAACTGACCGCGAACTGTTGGAGCTGGCGGCAAAGGCAGCCGGCATGGGGGTATGGCCCGGCACCGGCTTCCAGGCGCACATGCTGTTCACGCGGCCGGCCAAGGCCGACCCAGACGGGAAGGTGGCGGGCATCGAATGGAACCCGCTCACCGACGACGGCGATGCGCTGCGGCTGGCTGTGAAGCTGCGCCTGTGGGTCCATGTCGATGACTATGGTGGCTCTGCACGGCGCCCCGGCGATACCTGGTTTGGATGTGCGGCCCACAAGTACGGCGGGATTGAGGCCGCCACCCGCCGCGCCATCGTCCGTGCCGCTGCCGAGATCGGCGCCAAGATGCAGGAGGCCGCCCATGCCTGACCTGCCCTACCTCGCCCTGCTGGGAATCGCCGTGGGCGCCGTAGTGGTGCTCGCCCTGGCACTGCACCGCTGGCTGAACCGAGAAATCGAAAAGGAAGAACGGGAGGAATAGATGGAAGACCGCTTTATCACACACACCGAAATCGCCAGCCTCCTGCAGCTGAATCCCGCGCATGTGCGTGACAGGCTGACCAAGCGGAAGGACTTTCCCCGCCCCTTCATTTTCGGCGGCGCGCGCCGCTGGAAGTACAGCGAGGTCGAGGACTGGATTGATGGCCGGCGCCAGGCTCCCGATGGCAGGCGCGCGGCTTAATCCAGTTTCTTGGCGATATCCGCGGCGCTCTCGCGGTAATAGATCATGAGGCTGCGCGGATCCCGGTGCCCGACCATCCTGGCCAGTTCCAGGATGGACAGCTTCTTCGATAGCCTCGTGAGTGCTGTAGCGCGGGCGTCGTGGAACGTGGCCCCGTCGACTTCAGCGATGGCCTTACCCTGCCGGAAATACACATCACGCAGCGCCGGCGTGATCGTGAAGACCTTGACATCGTTCAGGCCGGCCAGGCTCTTGAACAGCGCAACGGCCCGCGAGGACAGAGGCACCGCCCGGCGGTCACCATTCTTCGTCTGGTCCAGTTGCGCTACCCGCTTTTTCAGGTCTACCTGCGAGTGCTCCAGCGACAGCAGCTCGCCTGACCGCATGGCGGTTTCGAGGGATAGCAGGAAACAAACGGCTGTCTGCTGGCGGGCGGTCACCACCTTCTGCCCTTCTTCCCAGCCGAGCGCCAATACGAGGCGGTCTACTTCGTCCTGGGTGTAAATTCGCTCACGATGACGGCCCTCTGGCGGCATCGTCAGGTCCAGCCAGGGGTCATCCTTCAGGTTCCTCCATTCGCGCCTGGCGTAACCCCAGGCGGCCCGCAGGAGGGCAATATCACGCCGTACCGAGACGGGCTGCACCTGCGCCAGCCGGCGATCACGCCATGCGCCGAGGTCCGCGGTACTGATGGTGTGGATGAGCTTGGCGCAAAGATCCGCCTCTTCTTTCAAGAAGCGCGCGATCCGGACCCGCTCCCAGCGGTGCCCCTTGTTCCGAGGGGATATCTCGTCGCAGTACCGCTGTAGCACTTGCGCAACAGATTTCGGGGTGATTCCCCCCACGGCGATGGTCGCCAGCTCCGTTTCCCGGGCCGCGGCCCACTCCTGGGCCTCGCGCTTCGTGGGAAACGTCTTGCTCTCTCGGACGCCGGCCTTATTTATTTCAGCCCGCCATGTGTCCCCGCGTTTGCGGTACGTCCCCATCCTCTACTCTCCCTTGGCGTAAATCCTGGCGTGGATCTGGCGTAGAAAAGTAGGCGATTTTGTGGGCCTAAGTCAAAGCGGTGGGGGATGGCAAATCCCCAGGCACTCGAATTTCTGAGTAATGTATGGCATTGTTGGCGTTACGCCAAAAATGCGCCGAAAAGGGTTGGTGCGAAGGCCGGGATGCGAAAGTATTACCGCATCGAGGAAATCGACCCCCCCTGGCCTGAAAACCTGCCCGGCATGCCGCGCGAGCCCGGCCGGGCGCTGTCGGGCATGCCGGAGATGCCGCGTCCTCCGTACTGGCCGCGCAGCAACGGGCAGCCGGTCTTCTTCGACGCGGTGTATCGCAACGATCCGGTGCGCGCCGTGGCCGTGGTGCGCGACCTCTACTACCGCAACCAGCATCGCCAGGTGTTGGTCGTGGTGGCCGAAAGCATCGGCAAGCGCGTCGAGGCCGAGGCCAGCGCGCAGCGCCAGGAGGTCTTGCGCGATACCCGCATGCTGGCGCTGGTGGCCTTGCTGGTCTGGTGGGGGGTGAACTGGGCCCTGCGGCCGCTGGTGCGCCTGCGCAACGATATCCGCACCCGCCGGCCCGACGACCTGACGCCGCTGGACGCCACGCGGGTGCCCAGCGAGGTCGCGCCGCTGGTCGAGGCCGTCAATCACCACATTGCCCGTCATCGCCGCGTGCTGGACGAACAGTCGCAGTTCCTGGCCGACGCGTCGCACCAGTTGCGCACGCCCTTGGCCATCATGCTGACCCAGGCGCAATACGCCTTGCGCGAGCGCGATCCGGTGCGCGCCCAGGAGGGGTTGCGCGCCATCGTCGACCAGCTTGGCCGCACCCGCTGCCTGACCGAGCAGCTGCTGTCGCTGGCGCATGCCAGCCAGGCCGATGCGCCACCGCGCCAGGAGCTCGACCTCAACGACGTGGCGCGCGACGTCGTGCTGCAGTATCTGCCGCTGGCCCACGAGAAGCAGCAGGATCTGGGCTGGGTCGACGCGCGCGGCGACGAGGCCGAAGGCGCCAGCGACACCGCCGTGGTGCCGGTCTGGGGCAGCGAGGTCGAACTGCACGAGGCCCTGTCCAACCTGGTGCACAACGCCATCAACTATGCCCCGGCGGGGGCGCACATCACGGTATCGGTCGTGCGCTACCCCGGCCGCGCCGAGGTGCAGGTCGCCGACGATGGCCCCGGCATCGAGCCGCTATTGCGCGCCCGGGCGTTTGCCCGGTTCGACCGCATGGCGGGCGACCGCCATGCGTCGTCGTCGGGATCGGGGCTGGGGCTGTCGATTGCCCGTGCCTATGCGCGGCGCAACGATGGCGATATCGAATTGCGCGACGGCGAGCCCAACGCCCAGGGCGGGATCGGATTGTGCGCCGTGTTCTGGATTCCCCTGTACGACCAGAGCGCGCCGGCCGACGAGGCCGAGGCGTTCCGGCGCAGCGGCTGAGCGCCTCGCCTCGAACGCCTCGCCGTCATGCGCGTAGATTCAGCGCCGTGATCTTGATGTCGTGGCTGAGGTCCGCGCCCGTTCCCACCAAGGCCATTTGTGCCGCCAGGCCGGCCGCCGCCTGGGCGCCGTCGCCGGCGGCAAACCCGTCCACCTTGCGGATCCGGCTGGCGCTGTTCAGTGCATCCAGTTTTTGGCTGGTCGCGTCGATGTGCGATTGCAGGTTGGCCGCCAGGCGGTTGAGCTGGCTTTCGTTGCCGCTGGTCTTGGCGTCATGGTCGAGCTGGCTGGCACGTAAGGCGTCAAAGCGCGCCATGGCCGCCGAGGCCAGTTCGTAGGCGTAGGCGGTCGAAGCGTTCACGTCGACCTTGCT